ATTTTAAGGTGCGACAGCGGAGCTGCAATGGTTGCAACTATACCAACTGAAGCAACTGCTGCTTTCCAAAATGGACAAAAAATAGATTTTATTCAATATGGAGCAGGGCAACTTACTGTTGCTGGAGGAGTTGGAGTGACTATTCGTGCAACACCAACCAATAAATTAAGAGCAAGATACTCTGTAGCTTCTGCTGTAAAAATCGGAACTAACGAGTGGGTTCTCGTTGGAGACTTGGCGCTAGTTTAAAATGCCAGTTAATGTTGGTTCGATTGCTGGAGCGGGGTATTTAAAAAATCCAGAAGAAGCACCTCGACTTGGATATAGGATTAATTATATTAAAAATCCTTCTTTTAATGTAGATATTGCTGATTGGACTTCATTTAACGGAACCACTTTAGAGCGCACCACAGACGAGTTTTATGTCGGCTCATCTTGCTTAAAAGTTACAAACACCTCTGGTGGAGGCGTACAAACACTAGATAGAATTCCTTTCATTGAATCTACAGATGAGTGGACTGTAAGTGCTTATGTAAAACTTGACCCTCTTAATGACAACGCAACTTACTATCTTAGACATTTACAATACACAGCTATAAACTCCCTAGCAGCTATTTCTAGCGGAAATATTGGAATTGAATCCCTTACAGGGGCAGACGGATGGGTCAGATTAAGTGGCTCATTTACAAGAACCTCTGGAGCCAACTTTTTTGCCCTTCGAATCGTCACAACCTCTGCTTCAAACACGGATATCTTTTTTGTAGACGGAGTTATGGCAGAAAGAGTCTCCACTTTAGGGACCTATTTTGATGGCTCATCCAATGGTTTTTGGACAGGAACTCCAAATCTAAGCTATAGCGGTGCTACCCCATACGTGTAATTTAAGGTAGGCTAGCACTAAAGAAAGGACGAAAATGACATATCCCAACTGGTTTGAAAATGATGGTCAAGAAAATTTTAAAAACCATTTGATGCAATATAAAGATAAACCTGTTCGTATGCTTCAAATTGGAGCTTATACGGGAGATGCTTCCTTGTGGCTTTACGACAACATTTTAAAATATAATACTAACTCTGTTTTAATCGATGTAGACACGTGGGAAGGTTCTGACGAGCCATCACATCATCAGATGAACTGGGAATCTGTCGAGCAGCTTTATGATGTAAAAACACAGGTCGGACAGCAATCTAAAAAAATAGTAAAAGTTAAATCAACCAGTGACTGGTTTTTTAAAAACAATCTAGAAAAATATGACTTTATCTATGTAGACGGAGACCACACCTCATATGGTGTTATAAAAGATGCTGTAAATGCTTACGAGTGTCTAAATGTAGATGGAATAATAGGGTTTGATGATTATCAGTGGTCTGCTGGTTTAGGGTATTTAAACGAGCCAAAATTGGCTATCGAGGCTTTTCATGCTGTTTACTATGACCGCTTAGAAATTTTAGTTGATGGCTATCAGCGTTGGTATAGGAAGACAAGGTAGGATGCTCATATGAAAGTAGCTATATACACGATTGCATTAAACGAAAGACAATTTGTTGACACATGGTATGAAGCTGCAAAAGATGCTGACTACTTGCTGATAGCTGATACAGGCTCTACCGATGGGACTGTTGAACGTGCTAAAGAGTTAGGAATCAATGTAGTTGATGTTCGAGTCTCTCCTTGGAGATTTGATGACGCTCGAAATGCAGCCATGGCTGCGCTACCAATAGATATTGATATGTGTATTTCTCTTGACATGGATGAAGTAATCACTCCTAATTGGAGAGGTCCTCTAGAAAAAGCATGGCAGCGTGGAGTAACAAGACCTAGATATAAGCACATCTGGTCGTGGAATGATGATGGAACTCCTGGCCTTGAATTTAGTTACGACCACATCCATGCTCGTAAAAATTATCGCTGGCGTCATCCAGTACACGAGTGTCTATACGTTTATGGTCGCGAGGAAGTTCAAGAATGGATTGAAGAAATTCAAACCCATCATCATCCAGACCCAACTAAATCTCGTTCTCAGTATCTACCTCTACTCGCTCTTTCCGTGCAAGAAGATCCACACAATGACCGCAATGCGTTCTACTATGGTCGCGAACTTTATTTCTACGGTAGATATCAAGAAGCCGCAGTTGAACTAAAAAGACATCTCGAGCTTCCAACTGCTAGGTGGGCACCAGAACGTGCCGCCTCAATGCGTTTTATCGGTAAATGTCTTCCAGCTGAATCAGAAATTTGGTTCCGTAAAGCAATTGAACAAGCACCTGGCCGTCGCGAACCTTTTATCGATTTAGCAGAGCTTTACTACCAACGCAAAGACTGGCAAAAGTGTTATGAAGCTTCTAAAGATGCTTTAGCTATTGTCGAAAAACCTTTAGAGTATTTGTGCGAAGCTAAAGCTTGGGGGGCAGCACCTCATGATTTTGCTGCTATCTCTGCCTACAATCTAGGAAAGTTTGCCGAAGCAGTAGAGCATGCAACTAATGCATTTAGCCTTGAGCCAGACAATGAGAGACTGGCTGGAAATCTTAGATTCTGTCTTGACGCTGTAAACCCTAAAGAAGAGGTTTAAATGAAATTTGTAGTTTGTGGCGGTGGCACCGCTGGATGGGTCACCGCTCTTACTATACATTCCAGTAATCCTACAGCTCATGAAGTAGTCGTAATTGAGTCACAAAAAATTGGAATTATTGGAGCTGGTGAAGCTACAAGTGGGCTTATGTACGATCTTCTAGATGGTTCTACTTTGTTCAATAATACCCAGACGTTGAATCCAAATAGAACAGCTTTTGATTTTGTAGACTTTGCTAAAAAAGTAGATGCAGTTCCAAAGTATGCACTTAAACACATAAATTGGGCGAAAGAAAAAGGTCACTACTGGGCACCAATTAATGGTTCAGAAACCTCCAGAAAATCTCCAGACCATATATTTAACTATGTTGTAGCCGAATTTGGTCCAGAAAAAGCATATCTTTCTTCAGTATTAGGTCAATCATATGATTTGGGAAAGGTCCCACCGGGAGGCGGCTATGGTTTTCAATTTGATGCTCACAAAGTAGCTAAATTTTTGCGAGAGTATGTAACGACAACTACTAAAACTACTCATATTGATTCTGTTATTAAAGAAGTAAATGTTAATAGTGCTGGGCTTGTCGAGGGTGTAGTTATTGAAGATGGTCAAGTTATTGACGGGGACTTTTTTATCGATGCTACAGGATTTACTAGACTGCTGGCAAACAAAATTGGTATAGGTTGGATTGATTATAAAAATCAACTACTTGTAGATAGGGCTATGCCTTTTATAGTTCCATACAAAGAAGAGGAGAAGGTACAACCTGTAACAGTTGCAGAAGCTCTATCCTCTGGTTGGATGTGGCGTACTCCAACAGGAGAACGTCGAGGTTGTGGGTACGTTTACAGCAGTGCGTTTATCTCTGAAGATGAGGCTCAAGCTGAAGCTGAAAAAATTATGGGTCATCCTATCGAGCCAATTAAGCATATTAAATACGAATCAGGGCGAGTAGACCAATTTTGGAAAGGCAATGTTTTAGTAGTTGGCCTTGCAAGCTCTTTTATTGAACCTTTAGAGGCAACCAGTATTCATGCAACTATTATGCAGATTTTTAGTTTCTGTCAAGAATATCTTTCAGACACAAAAGAGAGAACTTTAAATCCTGCTTCAATACAAAAATACAATGCTAAAACTGAAAAAATGTACGAGTACTACAAAGACTTTACAGTGTTTCATTATCAAGGTGGTAGGGAAGATTCCGAGTTTTGGAGGACTATTAAGTTCGACAAAATCACCTCTCCTGCTGTAGAAAATTACATTGAAAGAGCAAAAAGCAGAATTCCAGGAGTTTTACACTTTATGGATTTTTGGGGAGTAGATGCTCTTTGGAAGTGGACTCTTGCTGGACTTGGATATATTTCAAGAGAGCAAGCAATGAATGAGCTAATTCAATTTAATCAATTTGAGTTTGCTCAAGCCCAATACAGAGCATTTAGAGACGACATGAGAAAAGCCCATGAAAACTGTAAACCTTTTGAATTAAAACCAAAAGATTTTATTGTTTAGATTGTTGTTTTTTAAGTTTTTTAGCTAAACGCTTTTTTTCTAGCTTTAAAGCTTTCTTTTCTCTAATCCGTGCTCTTTTTTCTGATTTGTCTATACGTTCTTGTTTGTAAGATTCAATAGCATTTACACTAGTTCGACTGCGCCAAGAAAAGCCACATACCGTACATGTGACTATCTTGGCGACAGTCCATCTACCACCACCAGGAATTTCCTGAGAACTTGTTTCCAGCTTTGAAGGACGAGCCGAGCAGTAAGGACAGTGAGGATATCTACGTCGCTTTATTTCTTCACCTTTATAAGAAACAGAAAGTGCTCGACGTATTTCACTCTCATCTTTGCCGCCCCATGTACCCCAAATCTGTCGGTGCTCTAAAGCCCACTGCAGACACTGAGCCCTTACAGGGCATTCGTAACATAAATTCTTTGCATCGTATTTTTGCTTTGGGTCTTTCGAGAAAAACCAGTCTCTATAATGATTATTTCCTGGCTGAGCGCAAAGGGCTTCAGACTGCCATTCTATGTTGTTAGCTGGTTTCCACACATATTAGACTATATACTATAAAACCATAAAATAAGTAAGCAACACACTATAAACTATAAAACTATAATTCAACCCAAGTAAACTCAAAAACTTCTTCTACGTACTCACCGTATTCGGTTTCACCATTTGCATCACAGAAGGTGTAATTATTTTCTCCTTCTATAATACCTGCCCAACCAATTTCTACATGTGAATCCACAATTGAATTAAAACCATCTGACAAAGAATCGACTATGCCGTCTCTCTGTAGTGTTGATGCTAGACCCCTGCGAACTAATTCATTTTCAAGATCAACATGTTCTTTAGTATAATAAATGCTGTCAGTGTAAAGTTTTTGCTCAATGTAGCCTTCACCGTCCCAGTGAATCCAAAGAGATTCGCCAATTCTTTTATCCTTCATGACTACTCCCTATCTTCTCCATAATAGCCACCAAGCTCGTCTTCTTGGTATTCATCTTCTTCATAAACTCGAGACTCTTCAGAGTCGGCAGAGAAGACAATTTTGTGTTCTTTTACATCAAAGATTCCAGCAATTGTGATTTTTCCGCAGACGGAGCAGCTTTCAACTGTTCCTGTATTTATCTTCTGAGGCACATCCACACCTGACAAAGCCATCTTAATGTTGCCGTAGTCGTCCATACTGTGTGGCTCCCAGCGGGCGTGCTCTTTTAGCCAGCACTGCTCGCAGACTGGTGTAGGAGTGACTATAGGTCCACCGCTCATACAATAATTTTACGCTGTTTTCTTATAAGGGAATGGCTTACGTTTACTCTTTATATGCTTTCTATCAACAGGGCTTAAACCACCCCACATACCAAATTCTTCGTTTTCTAGCCCCCATAAAGCACATTCAACAAGATGTGCGCAACTCTTGCATATCTTTCTTGCACCTTCGTAATTTATTTCTGGTGTTCCAAGCAGATTTGGTTCATCTCTATCTTCAGAAAAAAAGAAGTTTCCTCCTACCTGAGCACAAAGTGGGTCTTCATACTGCCAAGGAGGACGAATCATTTAAAACTTACCCCTTCTTCTTCTTATCTTCTCGAAGTCCTACTTCATAACCACATCCAGCATAGCCAGCAATATCAATCCATGTGTCTGGTTGGAAATCACCTTTATTTGCATAGCGAGCCATTTTCAAACCCACCATCATCATTGCTACATCTTCATTCGAGATGGGAGTTCCAAGAATTACAGACCAAATTTTTGCTGTTCTGTCAAAATTATCTTCGGGGTCTCCATAATTGGTATTTCTATCCGTAGAGATAATACGAGCAGCTTCTCGAAGAGCTTCTATGCGTGGGGGAGTTACTTCATTTTCTGACATCTTTTACCTTCGCAATCACTTGTGCAGAGTATTCGTATACAGACGTAATGTCTTCTTTTTGAGTGACTATTAGTTCGTAATTGACTTGTTGAAAATTTTCTGGGGTGTCTTCTTCGTCAAAAAAATCATCTCCCTCGTCATTAGTCCCTAAAAATTTTGCAATAGCTATGTCAGCTTTTTCACGAAGCTCTTCATAACTATCACCTTGAACTGTTAGATTCAAGGTAATACTTTTCATGTCAAGACCAGCTTCTCTAATTTAGCTGGTGGGTAGTGAGCCCCGTCAAGAACAGGTTCTTTACCATCATTACTTTTAATAATGACGTCTCCGTACCTAACACCCACAACAACGCCTCGACGTCCGTTGTGAATCGGCCCAAGTTCTCCATCAAAAGCATCAGCTTTGACTCGTACTTGTTCGGCTACTTTAATGAAACCTGCTTGTACTGGAATCCAAGTTTCATTTTTATTTTCTTTAACAACAATGTGACCTTTTGCTAGTGAAGCAAACATATCAATTGCTTTATTTTTAAATTCAGGAGTAAGGTCTAAAGACTCAATCAGTTCGATTAATTTCATTGTGGCATCGCCAACTGGCTTTCTTACCTTAGCTGCCTGTAATTGGGACTTAACCCAATCCATGTCTAAGTTTGACATTCGACCTCCTTTCTTACAGTGTATTAGTTTTTAGTTGTTTAGTAAAGGTTTAAGCTAACTGTTTTAGTGTTTTAGTTAATTTTTCGTTTATATCATCTTGGCTAGGAAGTTGATCAAGATATGATTGTTTTTGACTAAACGCCAACTCTGTCCGTTCCACCGTGTCCATAAGCTCTACGCTTGTTGCAAGATGTCTCCACTCTTCTCCCATATACCCCGTGATTTTCCAATCGTGAACTACAGGAACACCCTGAGATAGAGATTGAGCAAGTGCAGGAGACCACCAAGATTCATTATTTCTATAGGTAGGTACAATCGTTCCGACTGCTCCACGGATATGAGTGAGAGTCTCTGATTCAACTTCCCAAACGTCTTGTTTGATTGGGACAACTTTTTTTGTCAGCATTTGAGCGTAGCTTTTTCCAGAAGAATTAAAAGAATCGCACACCCAATACTCATCACTGAGGTAGTAGTTTTTTGTTTTTTCTGGCTGAAGAAGGATGTACGAATCCACACTTACGCCTACTAGGCTTTCTGCAGAAAGATTAGGAAGATATTTAGTCAGTAGGTCTGCAGTTGACCACGGGTAGGATGGATAGAAAGTTGTGGGCCACGGTTCATTGCTCAGATACTCAACAAAACTTTTAATCTCGGCTTTAAGCTCTGGATTATCTACAACATCAGAATAACTTTTTCTTCTGTCATAAAAACTTTTAAAAGTTGATGCCTCGTTGGTCCAAGCATTTAAAGACGGAGGAATTTTAAAACTTTCTGGGGCATCAATTAGCAGAGATAGGTTGCCTATCTCTCTACACTTATTTGCTGTTATAAAAGCAGGATAGATTTTATTAGCAGAGATGCTGGTTGTTGGTGCAATACCAACTATGACTAAATCAAACTCTTCTAGATAAGACTTCTCCCAGTTAATTTGAGGGGAGGCAAAAGTAACGTCAACGCCAGCATTTTTAAAATTTTGACCTAATAAGTTGCTAAAAGTAGGAGTTCTCTCTGCATGCTTTTTAGACGCTTGCTGTGCAGTACATCCAGTAATTAAAACTTTCATAATGTCCTTTTTCATTTATGTGAAGAGCCACCCAACGCTAAACGTTGGGCGGCTCTAACACAGATGTCACCTTAAAACGGTGCTGCTGGTGCCGCCGCTGGTGCCGCTGCAGGTGCAGGGGCTGGTGCAGGGGCTGGTGCAGGGGCTGGTGCCGCTGCAGCTGGTGCTGGTGGTACTGCAGCTCCTGCAGTTGCTCCACCCGCTGCTGGGTAGTAGTTCTTAATTTCGTTCTTCTTGTTACCCTGATAAGTCTTCTGACCAATCTGAGCACGGAAGCGTCGACCCTGAAGTGCTGCTTCAATTTGTGCATTTGATGGTGCACGGTCGAAAAAGTCTTTTGCAAGACCTAGTGCGCTCATCTTACGGAAAAAGATTCCGAGAGCTGTTGGGTTCTCAGGCGAAATTGTTAGGTTGTCCCAAACAAGACGCTTTGCAAAAGCACCAGATTCAACTTGTGCCTTAAGCGAGAACATTGTCTTACCAGACTGCGTTACCTTTGCAACAGCTTCTACAACATTCAAGTCATAGTCGCCATCTGGTAGTGGCTCATAGGATGCAGATTCACCTGCATTTTTAATGAGGTCTGCCCAATTGAGAGTACTCATGCGTTTGCTTCTTTCTTAGTAGTGGTGGTTTGTTCTGTTTGTGGTACTTGTTTTGGTCCGAAAATAGTGTCGAGCATGACATCAATAGATAGTTTGTCTTGCTCAACAATCGAGCCCAATCGGCCTTGAACTCGTTCTCCTGCTTCATACTCATTTGTGCGTTCGACGTACATACGACGAACCTTGTAAGGAGGTGAAAGCGGGTCAGGATTTGGGAAAGATTCGATAGCCAAAGCGCCAAGAATGTCGTAGAAATATGGCGCTTGAATAGCGAGCTGACCCTGTAGGTAAGGTCTGTGCTTTCCATCCTGAGTCACACGAGACATTGCTGTAAGAACAACAGCCTCGAGTGGGTTAGTTGGGTGCATTGTTAGGTCGCGGAGGTCGCGTAGAAGTCCGCCCATGTGGCGAAGCAACTCGCCCCACTGCTGCATCTTCATCTGCTCATTTCCAGCGATGCTGTCCATGCACTTAACTTGTAACTCTGAAATAGAGTCAATAATCAATGACTTAAATTGGTGCTTACCAAGTTGTAACCATTGATAGGTTTTAATCACCGTGTCGTAATCACGTACTGTGACTACGCAGGTATCCCAAGTTCCATCTGCTACAGGTGGTTCCTCTCGCAGTGGGTCCCAGTACTTAACGACGATAGGCAAGAATCTGTGTCCG